ACTTGCTTAATTGCATGCCTTTCATACAGGATATCTTCCGTAAGGTATCTGTTCACTGACAATACACCCTCAACTTTATTTCGATTACGGTCGTAGAGGAAATAGTAGAAAATTAAATTAGGTTCGGACGTTTCCATAAAGCACATACGGCATAGCATTGTCGATTGGTAATTTCATAATAGCTGTTTCGTCCATACCTTTAACATAACCAACAAGGATTTTCATAGGAATTGAATGAGTGCAAAGCCAAACGTTCTTACCCTCATTTACCAACGGTGCCACGTACTCTCGAAAGAACGGAACTACGCGATCTTCAACATCGCGGAAGGATTCTCCCTGCGGTGGTGCTTCGAAGTAATCTCTCTGCCACAGTTTGTAATATTTAGGAGCAAATTGTTTTCTGATGTCTTGATACGTCATCCCCTCCAGAAGACCGCCTGAGCGCTCCCTGAGTTCTTCTGAGAGCGTCCAAGTCTCTCGCGGGTGCGAGTGCCCTAGTGCGTACCAAGTCGTGTCCTGACAGCGCTCAAGGTCGCTCAGGAAGACGGCATCATATTTGTATCCACCCATGTCATCCTTTAACTCCTTAGCCTGTACGATACCGTGGGGAGTTAGGGGCGAGTTTATCTGACCGGTTTTACGGTTCTCGGTGTTGGCGAGGGTTTCGGCGTGCCGGATAAGAACTAGCATTTATTGGTACTGTATGGTGAATAATTCTTTCGAATTGGTTGCACGGTTTCCCCATGCGAGGTTAACACGCTCTAGCATGCTGTCACTGATAATAAGCATATCGCTCATGTCATCCATAACACGGCTTAGTACAGTACGGGTGGTATTGTTGGTGATGTAACGGTCCATAAAATCTCGGTACTGCATGACTTCACCTACTGATGGTTTGTGATCACTCGTGCTTTCTACGTTGTCGTAATTGGTTACGCATACACCCTGAAAGATACTTGCTTCGTCTTCGGTGTATCCAACGTCTGGGTCTGATGGCGATTGTCCAAATGTAACCTCAGAGAAAATCTCAACCACGGTTCTGTTTCCAGTGCTCTTCTTTTTAAAAGTAGCCTCGATGAAACACTTCTTGCCCCATCCCATATTAGGGAATCCTGCACGCGGTTTGGCTTGTGCCATTTTTATAATAATGGCATCATAATCAATATTATCTTTAATTATTTGGTGCATACCGGGCTTAAATGCCATAGGTGGATTCCTCCATTTCCCTATGAGTATATACCTTTTCTAGACTCTATACAAGCGGGAAACCGGCAAGTCTTTTGATTTCTAACAGTTCTGCTTGGAACGCCGCTTCCCTTCGACGAGCCTCCAACGAGAGTTCCCGTTGCTTGCTCTTGTCGGATGCAGGAGTGATTCCTGTTCGGAGAGTTTGGTTCAGGATGGCTGTTGTATTATTGATGAGTTGGTCCATAGCAAGAGTCAATTGGTCTTCGTCAAATTCCTTCGCGAGTTTATCCTTCTCGTTCGTATCACCTAGTTCCAACTCTGGATCATTACCATATTTGCCACGGTGATCACTACTACCCCAGTGATCCCACTCTGGCTGCATACCATCATAGCTAGACCAGTGTGCCCACGCATTATAATCTTCGTCATCATACATTTCTTCACCACCGCCTGACATACCAGCCGCTACTATTCCTAGTAACTCTCCCATACCAATGGTCATTTTCCACGGTCCAAATACAGGATTATCTTTTTCTTCTTCGTGTACATAAATCACGCTTGGTTGCATATAAACACCAGCACTCGCATACGCCTCAAGTCGCTCAATAATTTCTTCTTTTAATTTTTCAACCTGTCTATTAACGGCGCTTGAATCGATTGCTTTGTGAGCAGCATCAACCACGTAATCGTAGAACCGATTATTGTCTCCCTCCTGCTCCAACTTCTTCGCTATCTTTCGTGCCATGCTGTGTTGGTCTTCGGATGGTTTGATACCCAAGGCGCGAGCTACGCTTATTGTAAGGCGAACTGGCAACGCCTCGAAGACGTGTACTAAGAACTCGCCATCGATGGAGTCTTCTATATTTTCTTTGGTGATAATCAACTCATCAATTTCTTCTAGAAGACCGAACAAACTTAGCGGAGCGTCGTCGTCATATTCTCTAACAACCGCTTCATAATTTTCCCATTCATCCATTTTAACATCAACATAATGCATTCCTTTAGCCGCGTTCGTCAAATCAAATTCCACATGTCCGGGAGTATTCAAGCCTTGTTCATCCATCAAGTTCTCTAAGTGTTTTGCCGCTTTTTCGTAATTTCCTGCTTCCCATTCTTTTTCAATGAAGTACGTCGGTCCGGCTAGAGAGGGCTTCTCGTCGATGAGTTGTTGCTTGAGTCCTTCTTCTTCTAAATGGTTTAGACTAAAATTCTCCTCGGGCATGTAGCCACCACCAATTATTCCATCAACAATATCGTGACGAAGCAAAGCAACGATGTACTTGTGATATCTTGGTGCGGGTTTCTTGTTACCACGGCCCTTCATTTCGGTCAACATTCCATTCGAGGTTAGGATGAAAGTTACCATGCAAGAATATCTCATCTCACCATCCGTGGGGAATTCCTTACGAAGACTGAGAATGGTATCATCCGAACTTTCTCGTGGCTCGTTACCGCAATGTCCCATGCAGTCGCCTTCTATTGGGCAATAAGGTTTTAGTAAATTCCACCAAGCAACACCGTCTCCAAAGTCGATTACTATTTCGGCATCCTCAGCTAAATCAACAACACGTTCTTGGTCGTCTGCCCATTCCTCTGAAGCCACTTCAAATTGTTTCATGAGAACTTCTGGTAAGTCATATTGGAAGACGTGATTCTTAATTGCAGGGACAGGCATGCCCATATAGTGCGCCATTTTTGTTTTGAATTCGTTATCCCCCATTTGCCTCACTGTCTGTGTGATTTGGTCGGGGGACACGCCAGCCTTCATAGCGAGTTGCTTAACCTTCTTGTCTGCTGCGTTGGCAACTGCATTCGTCGGTTCCCCACTTTGGACATCTATTTCGGCTTGTTGTACCATCAAAAGAATCTGAAAATATCGGAGATACCAAACGACTCGGTCCTCGCGTTCTAATACCCGACGAGACCAATCGATTTCTCTCATTACACCCTTTTCAATCTTGGGGTTTAACTGAATTAGGTTTTGAAACATGGGCAATAGACGCTTAGCCGATGGCGCTGCTTCATCCAATTGAGGAGGCAGTCCGGCTAGTCTTAAAATCTTGTTGATTTCTTCTTGCATGTCCATAAGGGATATTTACTTGTGCACATATAATAAAGCCCGCTTGCGCGGGCCTTACGTTAAGGAGAGGCTATTTGCCTTAAAATGGCAGATCGTCGGCTGTGGCTAGAACCGTAATCGGCACGAAGATGAATTCGATTGACTTCGCTGGCTTGATAGCCACGTCAACATACAATTCATGACGGTCGATACGGTCTGGAGTGTTGTTAGACTCGTCACAGCGTACAGCATAATCAAACAGTGCACGTAAAGACTTCAGACCCGACAAGTAACGTTCGGTAACAACTTGGGCCGAACGCCGTGTAACAGCATCATTTAGTTCGAACAAGAACGGCTCTAGGAGTCGCGCAAGGTCGTACTTCATCTTAGCAATGAGTCGAGACACATTGATACGATCCAAGGCGGATGCAAAACCTTGGTTGGTTTTCTGACCGAACACTGTGAGACCACGTGTTGGTAAGAACGCAATCGGATTGATTTTGTTCTCGTACAAGATGTCTCGTTGTGGCTTGGTCAAAATAAGCGGGTTGTAATCACCCTCGTTCGATAGGCTACCCACAGAGGTTGCGTTATCAACGCGACCGCGCTGGAAACCAGCCGGTGGGAACCATGGAGCAGAAACCGAATCACTGAATGCGATTGTGCGCATGGCGATGTGGGTTGCTGGTTGGAATACGTCTTCACCGTCCACGTTAGTGGTCAAGCACCATGGGTACCAGAATGCGATGAACGAGTTTCCGCCAGCCGCGAAACCACCTTCACCGGTAGCTTCAACGTTATTAGCGTTTGTGATCCATTCAGCAGCAGTGGTCTCGCGACCTACTGGGATACCGTCTGGAATCATGAACTTGGAAACGTCACAGCAAGCAAAGCTCACTTCGTTGTTGTCACCGTTCAGGGTAACCATTTCGTCGTAAAGTTCTGGGTAACCCGGTGATGCAATCAACTGGAAGTAGTTTACTTCAGCACGGATTTCTTGATTGGCTACGAATACAGACTGTAGAGATTCTACAACCAGATCACGCTGAGAACGACGACCGAATATGTCTCCAGTGTGTGGCTCCCAGAAGTTACCAGTTTGCGGTACGACCACGTAAGAACCAGAATCGAGGATAACAGTTACAGCTTCGAAACCGGGATTGTAAGACTTCACAGTGTTACGTGTGATAGACTCACCAGTGTTACACCAGTACGTGCCGTTCAGAACGGTAGAGGCAACTGGGTCTTCTAGGTCGAAGATAACCGATGCGCGAATGTCAATCCAGTCAGAGCCAATCCAGCGCTTAACCAATGGGTAATTGTCACGAGCTTCAGGAGTCGAGATGTCTACCCAGATAGCACCCTGTGCAGGAAAGCCCGGAGGCGACGCAGAGATAACTTTCTCAGTGCTTGTTGGGTTGCTTACAGTAGTGGTTAGAACAGGAACCCACTGGTTACCGAAACCAACGTCCGTGCCTTCAAGATACAAAGCAAAGTCAGTGATGGTGTCGTCGAACCAAAGAGTACCAGTTTCAGGCTCAGATACCGGAGCATCGTCCTGTACAAATACTGGAAGCGGAATGAAGGTCAATCCGGTGCCGATGAATAATGGACGTGCACCAGTTGTGTTGATTGCGGAGATGTCTTCCCAAATTGTGTTTTCATTTGGAACAGGCATGATAGTGTCACGAATAACTGTCTGTAGTACCCATACACCATCAACAGCGCGGTAACGCTTGAGCTTCAGGTTAACACCACCACCAGAAGAAACAGTCTTCCACCAGTAGTCACCGTCTGCTACCGTTCCACCCGTTGGGGTAACCGGAGCGACGTGCATGTTAGTACCAGCACCAAAGTCAGTTACTAAGTTTGCGTCAGAAGCATCCTTCCAGATACCACCAAACTTGTAAACCATGCTACCGTCAGATGTGGAGTAATCAAATCCCCAATCGCCATCAGCACCGTCTGCGATAGTAGGAGCAGTCTGGAATACTGTGAAGGCATTGGTATCAGTGATAGGAGTGAATACACCAGCAACGCGAACGAATACACCACCGACAACGGCGTCGGCATCTAGCCAGTAAGTGCCATCAGGTGGCGGCTTAACTGGCTCTTGTTCCGAAGGTACAAGCTCACCCAAATCAATGTTAGCACGAAGGATGAATGCGCGGCTACCACGTCCTAAGAAGGAGTGAGCACCAAGCAATGCATATTCGTTGGTCTCGTCACCGTGAACTGGCTCACCAGCAGAGGTTACGAAGACAGGGTTACCATAGTTCAACAGCAAATCACGCTGTGAAGTAATCAGACGAAGAGTGTCGGACTCGATAGTACCGGGAGCCGTAGCTTGTCCATCTGAAGAAATTTTGTTTGCCCGAGTCGCAATCACGTATAGGGGAATCGTCTGGGGGTTGGGTTCTGAATAAATTGACTGGTCCTGTACGGTTACAGTAACGGATGCACTTGTCATTTTGTTGTATCTCCAAATCGGGATTCGTTGTTCATGATATTTACTCTACCCGTTGATTAGTGGTGCTCGAATCGTGTATAAGAACTTTGATCTTGAGCGTGGGAAGAACTATATATTTACCATGTCTAGAAAGGTAACAACTGAGTCATACATAAAAGAAGCCCGTGAACTGCACGGGGATTTCTTTGATTATAGTAAAACGGTGTTTACTGCGAGCCGTGAGCCCGTGACTATTACCTGCCCGATACATGGAGATTTCGTCCACAGAGCTAGTTCTCATATGCAAGGAAACGGCTGCAAAGAATGTGCCGACGCCAAGCGCCGGATGACCACCGAGGATTTCATCAAGAAAGCTCGCAAAACACACGGAGACCGATACGACTATTCCATGGCGGATTATAAAAGTTCGCACGAGAAGATTACTATAGTATGTCAGCTACATGGAGCATTTGAGCAAAAATCTTACAGACACATACAAGGAGATGGATGTCGTAAATGCAAATACCTGTACCACCCGGGCGGATACACTTACGATCTCTTCAAGAAAAACAGGGAGTTAGCGGAGAGCATGGGAATCTTTTACATCGTGGAATATGATTTCCCCGGTGAAGCCCCGTTCATCAAGATAGGGATCACTATTCATGACGCCTATACGCGCCACAAGAGTCATTGGAATCGGGTTGAGATTTTGCAGGAAACGGTAATGCCGTTAGAGGATGCCTTTCACCATGAGCAGCTATTATTACATCGTCCTGACATTCAGCAGTTTCGTTATAAGCCGAGGAATTTAAAGGCCGGTGTCACTGAGTGCTTCACCTTGGATGTTAAGCCATTCCTCTTTTAGGTCTTCGCGCAGAACGTAGAACACGTGCATTTCCCCGAACTGTGTTCCCACCATTGTTTCTTCGTCCACGAGTGTGTACCCACTTTTCTTCATTCGTCTGGCCAAACGTTTAGCCATTTTGGCGTAGGTCTGGTCGCGTCCTTCTGCGGTGAGTGCTGCCACGGCGAAGGCTTCGGGTTGTTCCTTTTGCAGGAACTCTTCGAAGATTTTTATTGCGGTTGAGAACACTAGGAATTCGTTACCGGTTCCGATGAGGTAGTTTCCTGAGACGAGGTCACCTTCGGTATAGTTTGCAATCATTGCGCCCATGGTCGTTTCATACTTCTGGGATATTAGTGATTTCGAATCACCCAGAAATTGAGCTTCAAATGGCATGAAGGCAACAAGGTATGGAACACCCTCGACTTCGAAGGTCGCTGCTTGAACACCCATCATGCTTTCCCATTCATAGGGTGCATGCTTGTCGAATAATTCTAGAAGTCTCATTAGCCGTAGGTCTCGAATCGTATAATGTCTTCTTCATCGGCACGGATGACACACTTATCCAGTTGTTCCAAAGAATCGAATTGAACGGTATCGGCCATAATGGTTTCGCCGTCGAATCCATCCAAGTCCAAAATCTGTACATGAACCTCGTGAATGTTTTTAGTTTCCAGAACCTTAACGGGTGGTGACAGCCACATTATGGTTTTGAATGTCATCGAGTGAACGGTAAAGGGGTCAGAGTTGGTTCCGTCTGCCTGTACGCTTTCGATTTTGATGTCGCCGTCGAAGTTCAGGGTTGACAGGAATCCCCAGTCGGCGACGCCATTGGACAATGCGATGTCGAGTTCTGGATTGAACACTACACCAATCTGTTCAATCAACTGAAATGCTTGGTCTTTGTTCGAAGTCCAGATAGCCAGTTCGAATGACACCTCGTAAGGTACGGGCATGTAGCGTTCAACGAGGGTTTTCTTTCCGGGTTGGCCAACGATGAGTTTACCATCAGGGTCGCGGGCGCGTTCGATGAACTGGAGCTTTTCAATATGAACTGGGTTCTGACGCCAGTCTGCTTTCTGTGTATATCCCGTATCGATGACGGACATGATAGGCAGGTAGGCTACGGTGTTCTCTGAGCCACCTTGAAGAACGTAACCGACAGCACGGTCCATGCTCCCGTAAATTACAGGAACATCCATGAAGTGGTGTTTACCATCACGTTGCACACCAGTACGCACTTGGTAGCCCGCAAATACTGCGAGCACTTGCACGATCAACCGCTTGAACTGGGCATCATAGAAGTACGGCTTACGTTGCAAGCCCGTTAGCTGTCGTCCCGGCGCATCAAGCAGTGTGCTTTGCTTTCTGGTTTCTGGTTGTCTTGTTGCCATTATCGCTTTATCCTAATCAATGATGGATTCATGACCATGCGCACCGTAGCGGGTGGGCCGTCACCCATGTAATTATCTTTGATCCTAATTACATCAATGATGTCGAACCCAAGATCATCCACAATTGCCGCAAGGGAGGTAGTAGAAATCGTTCCGCCATCTCCGCGAATCTGATTAACGAACTGTTGGATTTCCTTTTTGATAGTCTCGTCATCAATTCCGGCCTTGCGTAATCCGTCACGTACAGCATCAACCGTAATTCCACGGAAGTTTTGGCCAGCGCCGTTGATGGTCAGCGTTTTCCCCGAGGCTACATCTACCGGTACAACACCGGGTACGGCACTTTGATAGTCGAACGCTCGGTGGTCATCCGCATAGGTATTAGCCACTGCATGCTTGTTGCTCAGAAACACAGGGGAACGTACTTTCTTATGCGCACGCAGGCTTGCCGCAACGTCTAACAGTTTCATGTATTCATCAGAGCCGCTTTCGTGCTGAGCGAGCATGTCCTGAATCTTCAACCATTTCTCAGGGTCGGTCAAATAGTCTATATTGATAGTTCGGTTTTCGAACTCAGCACCAAGTTTTTGTACCTCTGGTGAACCGTGATACCACGTTCCTTCACCTTCCCGCACTTTAACATCAACATCCGTACCACCGCGTTGTTTAGAGTCGATGGTTTGATACTCCACAGAGTTTTGAGGTAGTGGATATATGGTCGGTCCGGCACCTGTTAATTGTGTCATGTAGAAACCATTATCGGTCCCCTCTTCCATAGTTATCTTTGCCACTTCCTCGTAGTATTTCTCGTCGTTATCGGTGAGTTTTTTGAGCCACCGTAAATGAGTGATTGCTTTTGTGTAATTCCAGTTCCCTAGTGCGACCGCTGCCTCGCGTGCTTGCATCTGTGGTTCATTGAACACCGGAATTTGGCTATGCTCGTGACCATATAATATTGAGAGCTTTCTTACTTCGCTGATGAAGTCTCTGATGTCCTCGAATTTGAAGTCTTCTGGGTTGTTTTCTTTGTTGAATCGGAAGTTGCTTTCAAAGTTTTCCTGCATCTCCTTATCGAAGCCATAGCCGGATTCCAGAGTGTTGAGAGTTTTTTCCACTTTATCAGCTACGATGCCAAGTTGTCCTTTACCGAAGTCGAACTTTTCGGCCATGCGGTGGGTGATATCACCTACATGTTCGACCACATAAGAGAAGACGCCACCACCGACGAGGCGTTGAATTCTGATCATCGCATATTCTGGCGGTCCACGTTGTGCATCGGCAGTTCGGTGGAACAACTTGGCTCTGTCAGATGGTTCATAAGCCTCTTGCATTAGGTGTTGGATTTTCATCCTTTCAGAGTCCCCTTGTTTTCTTTAACTTCAAAGGGTTCTTTATTTTCAGTCTTCTCTTCATATGCGAGATCGGAGCGGTCATGTCGGCTGGTCAATACATCATGGATACTCTTCAGTTCCCATGGACGTTCGCGATCTCCATCGGAACGGTCAGACATAAATTCACGTAGATGAACGACCCAGTTATATGGTTGCCATTCACGCTTGATATCTTTCTCCATCATTTTCCAACGTTGGTTTTCTGTGTACCGGTAAAGTCGGTTAGGGACAAAGTCAACACGAAGGAACCAGTCACCGATTACCGGAGCGGTCGGAAAGTCTGCACCCTGATTAACGGGCTCACCGTTGTCGGGTTTGCCGTCGCCGGTCCAGCGGTATGGTTGGCGGTCTGGATGATCTGGGCAGAAATATAATAGGGTCGTATCGAACCATGTGGTGTTGACATACTCCCGAGCCTTCTCTTGGTTGGCTTGGGTGATGGACAACATCGCATCGACATTCGACATCTGTTCGGCAAGGTTCTTTCCGTACTCGTCCATGCGATGGAAGAGATCGAGGAATTCTTGCTGGTGTCGCATTGGTCGAAGAATGATGGCTGAAACGTGTCGGGTATACATGACATCAATGCCGGTCGGTGACCAGACGATGGAGCTTACTTCGTACCACTTATTGGCTATGCGCCCGTCTATACCCACCTCGCGCATGTGAGGCATTTCGATAACATCACCGGGAGCCAAGCGTCGTTCACATTGCTTCTCCATGTCTTCGGTGTGTACTTCGATGGTCAGTACGTCACCAGCCAGAGCCATACCGAAGCGGGCATACTCTAGTTCGTTTTGACTGACTGTATAAGTTGCTCGCAGGACGGGGATTTCGTCAAAGTCGTATTCGCGATCTCGGTTCTCATTCAGTACAGTATCCTGTACGCCTAAGAATGATCCAACATCGGTTGGTCCTTCATGACCCGGTCCGAATGGATTCTCTCGTTGGTCGTCCACGTCGAACAGGTTTTCCTCATCCGCAGTATCGACGCCGTGCGGGTCTTTCTTGACGCCGAACTCATCTTCATCTTGAACGAATGTTCCCTTCATTCGATATACGTTGATATCGAGACCACCCATGTCAATGTGCATCTTAATAAGATCACTGGTGAACTGGCTGGTTTTGGTTTTGTTCCCGAAGTGGGACGCACCATCGGTATCTTTGGCGAACCAAGTGAAAGGATTTTTTGGCTTAAACTTAGGCATAGTATATAATCACCCATCCGGCAGCAGTACCAAAGAAGCAACCCCAGAACACGATGTGTACTAGGTTGAGCTTCAGGTCGTCTGGTGCTCTTTCGTTAAGTTTGTCGAGCCACTTCATTGTTTAACCCACCTTACTGACGCTGGTCCGTGCGCGTCGTTCGTCCATGTGCTTGCGCCATCCGTATACTTTGTCCAGACGTTCAAGCTGTTCTGCCACCATCTTCATATGATACTCGATGTCGTTCACTTGGAGGGGGTTCAGTTGTCCCTCGGGTGCCGCTCCGCCGCCCTGTGTGTCGATGCCCGTGCGTGACAGAGCTTTAGCTATCTGTTCAGACATACGGGTATACTGACTCCAAAGTTCTTTGATGTCTGTGGCTTCTTCGGTTATACCGGCTCTTCGTTGAAGTTCATTAATTTCCATTACATTATCCTCGAATTGGTTGTGGTACCATGCCGCCATCGACATAAAGAAGTAGATCATCTTCCAGTCGTTGCTTATCCTGAATTCCTTCGGCTACTAATGATTCACCTTTCATTGTGGTACCACCTTGTGCGCCCGGAATGGTTGCGAATACACGATACTTTTCACCGAGAATCATTTTCATTTCAGCGAGGTGATAATCTCTGAGCCATCGTTTGGCATAGTGATCCTTCAATAATTCATAAAAGGATTTGAGTACCATCGATTCGATCAATATTTCTTCGTCCTGAAATGGAACTTGCAGAAGAAAGATAGTATTGGTTTCGGTACGGAATACAAATTGAAGTTCACGGACAAACAATCTATCCAGAGTTTCCTGATATTGGAGAACCAAATCGTAGGAGAATAAATCAAAGGCTGCACCGTTCTGTCCAATGCCTCCACGAAGCAGTGTGTTGGCCGTGGCTGCGCCGAAACTTTCAAAGGCACCTGAGCCACCGGATGCGCCACCGAACAACCCACGGGCTCTCCAGATTTGAATCACGTTATCCACGCGCTCGTCCATGACGTATTCCTGAACACGCGGGATGAGTCGGCAAGCTGTCCATGATTTATAGACAGAACCGCTACCCATTTGTCGGTAGCAATCCACTGCCATATTCCATGCTGTGGTGTAATCGTCATCTTCTAAGTGGACATCGATACTGGCACCACCGAGACGAATAAAATTCTCGTGGTACAAGCGTTCCAAGAGACGGTGAGTCTCGGGTTTATTAGTCTCGTGGTCGGCTGGCTGCATGAGTTCAGCGTTTGGTCCACCTCCGGGAAGTGTTGGCATTCGTTTGTTCTCCGTTCTGGTGTGGGTATTTATCTAGTTTCTTGACATTCGACTTACGAAGAACCATATATAGATGTAAGCGTTCAACTTCTTCGAGTTTTTCGCTGTGTAAAAAGTCCAAAGGCGGTAAGCCCTTGCGTGTTCAGCAAGGCCACTAAAGTCCTTCGGCAGTACAATGGAGAAAGTATCATGTATAACTCGACACGTGAGTTCGAGGCTTGTATTTTAGTTAATGGCAAGCCAGTCACCGAAGTCGTCCATAACGGGCAGACTTTCCTTGAAGGTCGTAAGAAATCTACTTACGAATTATATTTCCGTAACAATTCCAGTCAGCAAGTGCTTGTGGTTCCGTCTGTGGATGGTCTTAGTATCATCGACGGCCAGAGTGCTGGTAAGCAGTCTCCCGGTTACGTCATTGATCCATGGGACAGTTTAACTGTGCCCGGTTGGACAGTGAATGGTCGTGAAGCTGCGGAGTTTATCTTCCATGCGCAGGGTGCGTATTGGGACGATGAGCAAACGTATGCTGAAGAAATGGATGAAGATTCGACGAACCAAGGAGCCATCGGCTTCATGGTGTTCCGTCGTAAGCCTCGTTATACTGTCAGGAAGTCATTTATGCCTGACCGTGATCCTACGTGGAAATCACGTGGTGATGGTAGGATGCGTAATCACACTCTTACTGGTGCCGGTGGAAGTTCCATTAGTGGTGCCGGTGGAAGTGTTCTTAATGTTGATGCTGTTGATGCTGTTAATATCATGAACGTTTCTTCTTCTGTAGCTGGTTCCGTCACTAGTGATGCTAGTAATGCAACATTTACCACTACGTCTGCTGGTACTGTGGGGGCGCAACCTCACACGGTAGATGGTTTGGGTAATAACGTTACGTTTGATTTTATGGATGTAGATGAAGGGAAGTCTCTTGGGACCGGCTTCGGTGAAGCTGTTGAGTTTGAAACTCGAAGTGTTGAGTTTGAACGTGAATTAAATCCATGTGCGACATTCGCATTTTACTACGACACGATTAAGAATCTTCGTCGGATGGGTGTTCCAGTTGAACACTTCAACCGGCACTATTCTGAGTCTATAAGCAGTGCTCCAAACCCATTCCCTGATTCCCCAGAGGTCACTGGCTATGCCACGACTCCTCACGGGTGGATGGGCAAGCGCGGTAGCACACGTCGTAGAAAAACACGTTCATAATCCAACTAGCTGAGGAGTAAATCTCATGGCAAATTTAAAAGTAGTAAAGAAAAAGAAAGACCTAATCGCGGACACCGTCATCACTATTATCATTGATGCATCGGGTTCCATGTCTGGCATTACGGGCGCAACTCTTGAGGGATATAACTCCTTCATCGAGAAGCAAAAAGAAGAGGACGGCGACGTTCTCGTTTCTCTCGTCTTATTCGATTCTGAATGGGATGGTGGATATTCTCTACAGAAGCTACGGCTCGTTCGTCCTTATACGGCACTCCCGTTGGACGAAGTACCAGAGCTTACCACTGATGTTTACAAAGCTGGTGGTGGTACACCACTTCGTGATGCAATCGGCAATGGTATTAATTTCACTGATGATGTGCTCAGTCGCGTCAAGTCGGAAAACCCCGATGCGTTGGTGGTGATCATTACTGATGGTGGCGAAAATACATCGCAGGATTATGGTGCTGGTCTCATTAAAGAGATGATTCAAAAGCGCGAGGATGATAGTTGGACCTTCATTTATATGGGTGCTAATCAGGACTCGTGGTCGGAAACCCAGAACCTTGGATTTAATCAAGGCAACGTGATGAACTACACTGCTGCTGATATCAAGGAAGGGGCGTTCGCTAAGATCGCAGCATCGACGGTAACATACCGAGGTATGTCGAGCACTGCTAAAGCAGAAGGTATGTTGGGTTCTTACACCACCACGTCATTCTTCAATGACGCGGGTGTTACGGAAGATGCGCCGGTTAGTCAGACAGGGAATGTATCCGAGTCTGTAGTAACTACGTCCGACGAGGATTAATCTCTCTGGGAGGGCGTCGCTTTTGCTGCGGCACGGCGACGCTCTTCACGTCTTTGTTTAAATCCTGATATCTTCTTTATTGACGGAGTAGGTTTAAAGTAGACATCGTAAGTCACGAAGCCAATAAAGCACACGAAGAAGATTGCTAGTATCCATCCGATGATGAACACCGGCCAAATTGCCATGGTAATGTAAAGCCACGGGTCTGCCCATGAGAAAGGGATATCACTCGATATGAGATGATACAGAATACCGAGCCCGAGATAAACGAGCAGTCCGGTAGAACCAAATCTAATTGTTAATGTATTCATAATAACTCCTATGTTTCCGGTTTTTCTCCGATTTCCTTCAACACGTCTTCACAGGTATCAAGTATCAAAACCGAATTCGGTCGTCCGACAGTTAGGAATTCTCCTTCTACTACATCCACAAGTTTGCGAATTAGGTTATCCCTATCTAAGACATCAGACCAGTTAGCATCATCTATTTGGTTGGTTGCTCTCATTGGTGTCATCCCCTATAATAGTATCATGTCTTAAACATAATACCATATCAATAGAAATGAAAGCAAGTACAAAGATGACTTCAATCATTGTGCTTCCTTCTCCTGTCAAACATGGTTTCTGTTCTGTCATATGTGTCGAAAACTGGACCAAGGTAGTCAGAGGCTCTGCGAAGTGGTTGTCTGACATCAATCTTCATATCACCTATCACCAGCCAGATGACGCCCAAAAGTATTACG